TTCAAGCAACTGCAACTGCAGACTTGAAAAAGATATTCAAAAGTATGAATAAAGAAAGTGTTGAATTAGATGAAGATGGTTGTCCTATAGATTTATTTGACCATGTAATTACTGAAGCAGAATATCAAGGTAAAAAAGTAAAACTAAATGATCCTATTAGAACTTCAGAGAATCCTAATAAGAAATTTAAAGTTTATGTAAAAGATGGTGATAAAATCAAAGTAGTAAGATTTGGTGATCCGAATATGAGCATCAAACGAGATGATCCTGAAAGAAGAAAGAATTTCAGAGCAAGACATAATTGTGATAACCCAGGTCCTAAAACAAAAGCAAGATACTGGTCATGTTTTCAATGGAGAGCAAAGTCACCTGTAAACAATGAAAATGAACCTGAGATAGGTAGAAGACTTACTTTCAAAGAAAGTCTGAAAGATAAATAATCTAACAGAGGAACAAATGAGTAGATATAAACAAACATTAACTGAAAGTTATCTTAAAGTAGGCAGTCATAAAAAAGAACAAGAGGTTGCTGAACTTCAAGAAAAAATCGCAGGTTTAGTAAAAAAAGCAGAGAAGACTGGCATACCTTATGGCATTCTAAAGAAAGTTTATGATAGAGGTATGGCGGCATGGAAAGGTGGTCATCGACCAGGTGCAACTCAACATCAATGGGCATTCGCCAGAGTAAATAGTTTCGCAACAAAATCACCTGGGACATGGGGCAAAGCAGACAAAGATTTAGCAGATAAAGTTAGAGCAAGAAAAGAAAGTGTTAATGAAGAAGATGGTAGTAGAATGGCAAAATCGCAAATGTTTAAAGCGATGGACTATTCGAAAAAAATTCATGACATGATAGGAGATGATGAAGAGTTAGAAGATTGGGTAGAAAGCAAATTAACAAAAGCAAGTGATTATCTATCTTCAGTTTATCACTACTTAGAATATGAGAAACAAAATCCAGAAAAAGAAGAAGGAGATGCGTAATGAAGTGGGGACCGTTAAAAGACATACCTGCAGACTTAATCGAAAAATCTAGAGATGCGATGAAGTTCGAAGACAATAAGTATCAAGCATTTTTTCAAAAAGCAATGAAAAAGTTTGGTCATAAAAGTGTCGGCGAAATGTCACCAGCAGAGAAGAAGAAATTTTTTGATTATGTTGATGCAAACTACAAAGCAGAAAAAGAAACTGATTAATCTTTTTTTAGGTTAAAAAACAGATGGCGAATTTTAAATTAGATGATGTAGAAAAGTTGGAAACACTCTGGTTTGACTTTATCAGAAAAACCAAAGCATTAGGTTTAGATTTCAAAGATACACACATAGAAATTAGACTAGCACCTAAGGGTGTGAGTAAGAATAGCATCACTAACACTATTGATTGTGTTCTTGACAATACTGAGAAAAATACTGCTATGAAAGTAAGTCATAGTTTGAGAAAAGAAGATTTTGAACCTAAAGAGAAAGAGAATAAAAAAGACGATGAATAAAAGTTTCCTACAATATATGAGTGAAGATGTCGAAGATTACGGAACAATCTATCTAGACATGGACGGTGTACTAGCAGATTTTATAGGTGGATTAGAGAATGCATTTGGTACTGAAGGTGCTGAAGATTTTCTAGGTACTTCAGGTTCAAGTACGAAATGGGATAGTCTTAGAAAAGTTAGAGGTTTCTGGAAAGACTTACCTATCATGCCAGGATCAAGAGAACTTTATAAATTTGTAAGTAAGTACCCACACGAAACACTAACCGCATATCCTAAAAGAATGCCAGAAGCACAAGATGGCAAAACAAAATTCATGAGAACTAAGTTCAAATTTAAAGGTAAGATGAATTTAGTCATGAGAGCAGACAAACAAAAATATGCTAAGAATAAAGAAGGTAAACCTAATATTCTGATTGATGATTATATTAAGAATATAAGACAGTTTGAGAGTGCTGGTGGTGTAGGAATACATCATACAAACGCATCTAAAACTATAAATACTTTAAAGAAACTTGGTTTCAAGTAACTATTAATAGGAGGACCTAATGAGTTCATGGGGAGCAACGGATTCAGACGAATCCAAACCTAAGTATATTATTGATAGCGAGAAAAAAGAAGTTTATGCTGATGCCAGAGGTTGGGTAAGACAAGCAGGAACAAAAGCATCTGGAAACGATAATCCTAATGCAACTCCTGAAGTCTTAGTAGCGATTGGTTCACTAGCAACTAAACTTGGTCAAGCAACGATTGATGCAGTAAGATTTACATCAACATCTGTATCAGGAGCAGGCGGATCTGTAGTAAGAGTAGAAGTTGACTTCAACGAGCAAGTAACTGTATCATCACAATCACCACTAATGGTTGTAACAAACAGTCAAGCAGGCGGCGGCGGAGCGGCGAACTTAACTTTAACTATGGACGGTGCTTTACCTTTAACTAACGACACATTAACATTTTCTGCAACTGCCTCAAATGCGGCAGTAAATCAAAATGATGTATTGTCTATCGGCGCACAAACCATTGATAAAAATGGTGGTACAGTAGTCGATACAGTAGGTGGCGGAAATGCTGAAATGGCAATATCCTCTGCAGTATCATCTGCGGCAGATACATTAACTGTCGGTGCTTAATCGCTATGTGTAAGAATTGCGAACATGCCTGCCATTGTTCAAATGGTGGGTCATGTTCATCTTGCGAATGCAAAAATTGTGAGTGTTCGTAATAGTCATATAAATAATTAAAACTAGAGTTGGTCCTGTTTGATATAAAGTCAGGACAACTTTGTAATGCATAATAGGAGATACTTATGGCAGACCAAAAAATATCAGAGTTAACCGCCGCAACAAGTGGCGCAAGTGCTGACCTTTTACATGTAGTTCAAGGTGGTACAAACAAAAAATTAACAGTAGCAAACCTTTTCGCAGGGATTGATACAAATGTTAAACTAGATGGATTTCTAGCATTAGAAGGAACCGCACAAGCAATTACTGCCGCTGGTTCTACACAAGCAATCAACACAACTTCATCAATATGTGAAATTACTTCAAATAGTGCAACTACTGGAGGTAATTCACTTACACTTGCTAACGGTGTGCAAGGTCAAATTAAAATTATTACTATGGTAGCAGATAGTGGTGATGTAGAAGTAAGACCTGCCAACTTTGCAAACGGTACAGGTATTACATTCGGTGATGTTGGAGATACAGTAACACTAATCTATTTAACTAGTAAATGGGTTGCAATGTCAAATGTTGGATGCACAATCGCATAACATTAGAAGGGGAGAATAAAAATGAAAACATTTAAACAACACCTTTCTGAAGATAATGTAGCAACTCTAAAGAAAATTGTTAGCAACAAACAAAACATGCCGTTGAAAATGAAAGACGGTTCTATGAAAGTAGATTTGTTTACCGCTAGTGCTTTTGTTAAAGGTATGGAAAAAATCAATCCTACTAACAAGAAAAAAGTTATGGATATGATTAACAATGGTACAAAAGCACAATTCTTACAACTGCAAAATGTCTTTATGAAAGCAGACGATGAAGATCCAGCAGATGATGATAGTCAAAAACTTCAAGCACAGGACCAAGAAAAACTTGATGAGTATATTGATACTGTTCTAGAGTTAGACGAAGAAAATTTTGACGAATACTATGATAGTTTGACTGAAGAGCAACAAGAAGAACTAAACGAAATCATAGGTAAAGTTGCAAGAGGTATAGGTAAGGTTGCAATGGCACCTATTACTTTACCTTATAAAGCAGGTAAGGCGGCAGTTAAAGGTGTCGCTAAAGCAGTTACTTCTAAACCAGCGAAAGCAGTAGGTACTGCGGCAGTTAAAGGTGCAGGAGCGGCGGCAAGAGGTGCAGTTGCAGGTGTCAAGAAAGTTGCTAATAGACTTTCTACTGCAGGTAGGGCAGATGCGGCAGCGGCGAAACTGAAGAAGATGCAACAGAAAAAAGCAGACAGAGACAGACTTGCAAAAAATAAAGAAGCAATCGCTAAACAAAAAGCGGCAGAGAGAGAACAAAAAGCAAGAGCAAGAGATGCCGAACAGAAAAAAGCAGAGGCAGATAGAGCAAGAGCAAAAGCAGAAAGAGAAAGAAAAGCACAAACTAATGAAGAAGTCGAACTTGAAGAAGGTAAGATGAAAGAACTTCATGGTTATATTTCTCAAGGAAAATCTGCAGAAGAAATCGCTAAGTTGATGAAACTTGATGTGAAAACAATCAAGGCGTTAATGAACTCAAAGGAAAGCAATATGAAAAAAGAAAGCATTTATGATGCCTCTTTGAAAGTCTTACTTGGTGAAGATGGGTACTCTCAAAATCCTGCGATGGACGGAACAGATAGTGCGTTACATGACATATCGAAAGATGATGTTGTAAAACAACTTAATGCATTTGTTCAATCTATTGCAATGAGAGAATATGTAAACCCTAAAGGTGCTTTACTTCAATTACAAGGCAAGTTAGCAACAATCGGACTATCATTCGATGTTCCTGAAATGCCAGGTGAGAAAGGTAAAGTTGTCGCTGAACTTACTCAGTATGGTGGCAGATATGGTAAAGATACTGATACCAACTATGATGAAGTAATCAATGATGATGGTATCGCACACAGAGGTATTGAAAGAAAACTAGAAATTGAATACGAAACTGTTAGACACGGTTGCACAAAAGTTTATGCAAAAATAGTTTAATAATCTAACATACATATTATGAGATGACTGATATTGAACTAACACATAAAAACTTTTTAGTCTATGCAATGAAGGCATATAACAATCCTCATTGCATGGACACAAATGAGTTTTCTGAAGATATTAAAAGAATTAAGTATGTAAAAAGATTGTTTCGTAAATATAGCGAGACAAAAGTTTTGAGAACGAGACTAATACTTAATCACTTAATGATACTTTACAATGTGTTTGGTGCACAGGCAGTCAAAGAGATGTTGTTTTTAAAAGTAGAACCGAGTATGTACTCAACTTTAAAAACATTTTTAGTATTTTTAAATTATATGAAAGATAGTGAATATGTTGATGTGCCGTTAGACCAAAACATAGTAAAGGAATTAAGAGAAGTATAATGACTAGATTAGTAGATAACTTAATCACATTGAGAATACTAAGACTATTCACAATGAAGTATAAAGATACTAACGCATATAAGTTAGGTCTTATCAATGAAAAAGGTCAACAACTAGTGCCGATGAAAAACTTCACTAGACCTGACCAGTATAATTCCTACACACTTTTACACAGACTAGTATTCAGACTTAGAGGTCTGTTAGAAAAAGTACCTTTCGTAAAAAATAGACTAGCAAACTATGCCGCCGCTTTACTTTTAGTTAGAGAAAGAATTGTAAGCGAAGAAGAGTTTCATGAAAGCGATGATGTACTGCTAGAAAAAATAGAACAATATAAAAAGAGACCTGGTATGTATCTTGCAGAAAAGGCAGTTAAAAGACACCTTGATGATGATGCACCAGCAAATGCTACAGGTCCTGCAGTAGCAGGCACTTCAGGTAGTGGCACAGTAGTTGTACCACCATCTGCAGTTAAGGCATACAAAAAGAAAAATAGAAAAAAAGGTTTGTTCAGAGTTTCACCTGAAACATTTGATAAGTTTAGTAAAGGTAAAAGAAAGTTTGAAAGATGGTCAAACTATCTAAACTTAGAGAATGAAGCAGAAAGAAAGATATACGATTTTGCTAGAAGACATCCTGATGCAATGATTGTATTACAAGACACCGTAACAGACAGACAAAAAGGCATTCGTTTTAATTCATACGGTGGCGGTAACTGGAAAAACATAAGCAGAAATCCATCATTAAAAGAATTTATAGAGAGTGAATAATGTTTATATTAGGTAAAGTTAAACTACTAATTACAGTAGTCTTAATGCTAGGACTAGCAGGTGGGGTAGCATATGTCTATAAATTAAGAGGTGACAATGCTATACTTAAATCAAATCAAGTAAAATTAGAGAGTGCAATAGAAGACCAAAAAGAAGTTATTGCATCTCAAAAAGCAGACTATGAGAAGATTATATCTATCAACGATGAATTAAACAAAAAAATTAACACGATAAATCAAAGTAAAAAAGAATTAGAAAAGAAACTAGCAAAGCATGATTTAAATTATCTGGCAACTGAAAAACCTAAGTTAATCGAAAGAATAATTAATAAAGGTTCAGATAAAATTATGAATGAAATGAATGAGGCAACTAAATGAAAAATGTAATTAGACTTTGTATCTTATTCTTGTTTGTTATGTTAATCATATTACTAACAAGTTGCTCTTTCATGCCTAGAGAAAAGCAGATAGAAGTAGTTACAAAACAGATAGAAAAACCTAAACTCAATATAGAACAAGTTGAACCTTTAGATTTAAAACCTGTTAAGTGGATAGTAGTTACAAAAGAAAATGCTGAACAGATATTTACTAACTTAGAAAATGAAGGTAAGTCTATTGCCTTGTTCGCATTAGATACAGATACCTATGAAGTGCTATCGTTAAACATGGAAGAATTAAAAAGATACATACTAACTCAAAAAGAAGTTTTGATTAAGTATAAAGAATATTACGAACCTAAAGATAAAGAGGATAAAGATGAAGAGTAAATGGAACGACCTTCTATATGGTAAATTCAAAAGACCTAAGAAATGGATGCTAGAAAAAGATTTATCATTTTCTAGTGATTTAACAAAAGAAGATATTAAAAAGTTTAAAGATGCTAAAGTAGATGTTAAAATAACTGCTACAGGTAAGATTACAGTACCAGAAGGTTACATTACAGACTTAGCAAGTGTACCGAGAGCATGTTGGGCATTCATTGCACCATTCGATGTGGCAAGACCAGCAGTAATACACGACATCTTATACGAAAGAATTAATGCTAGAAGACCTTTCTTGACAAAAAAAGAATTTGCAGAAATGAGAAAACTAGCAGACAATGTATTTTTACAAGGCATGAATGCTACAGAACCTTTAGTAGCATCTTGGAAGAAATATAGTGCCTATTACGCAGTAAGATTATTTGGTAGATTTGCGATTAAATCTTCAGCACCAAGGACTTGGTAGATGTGGTTCTTTTTAATTAAATCTATACTGGGTGCAATAGTAGGTCAATCTACTAATGCGTGGTTTAAAAAAACGAAACTTGGAATATGGTTTTATCAAAAGGTAGACCGTTGTTATAACTGGGCGGCAGAGAGATACGATATAAAAGTTTTGACTACCGAAGAGAAGTTGATTAAGAAATTTCCTAAACTAATGGAGAGAATAAATAACTTAGAGAACGAGGTATCAAAACTAAATGGCGGAAGAAAATAATCATCAAAACGGCAACTTGCGTACAGAGATTGCTTTAGTTAAAAAAGACATAGACACATTAACATCTGTTACTAGTAAATTAGATACGGCAATAGATAAGTTAAGTGAAGTTATTACTTCGGTCAATCGAATGATTGCCATACAAGAAGAGAAACTAAGTAATACAGATAAATCACTAGATGACAATATCGAAGTTATACATAATCGAATAGAGAAAACTAGAGCAGAGGTTAATATGGAAGTAGAAAAGTCTCACCGAGTTATAATGGACGAGATTAAGAAGTTAAGAGAAGACCAAACATTACATCATCAATTAGTATCAGAGAGACTTGGCAAACTAGAGCAATGGAGATGGTTAATGGTAGGTGGGGCAATAGTTTTAGGATACCTAGTTTCAACTATACCATGGGATAATATTTTTTAATTTTTCCCTTGACAAACAAATAAGTTTCAAGTATATTATGTTCTATGTCATTATCAACAGACCTTACATACATCAATCAAATATCGCATAAACTTCTTCTATTCAAGAAGAAGAAAGATTATCTGTATAATTTCAGATGTCCTGTATGTGGCGATAGTAAAAAGAAGAAGACTAAAACAAGAGGGTATCTATATCGAGCAAAAGATATGATGCTCTATCGTTGCCATAACTGTGGTCTATCTACAACTTTCGGTAAACTTCTAGAAAGATTAGATAGCGACATGTATAAACGATACATTTTAGAAAGATATTCTAACGGTGAACAACGCCATACGATGCATGATGATATAGAGTATCAATCAGTCGTAATTAAACAGAAACACCTCCTACAGACCCTTAAAACCGTCTCCAGACTATCTTTTGAGCATCCTGTAAGAGATTATCTAAAACGCAGAATGATACCTGAAGATAAGTGGAATGAACTATATCTTGTGAATAATTTTATGACATTTGTTAACGGCATTATACCTAATAAGTTTCCTAATGTCAAGTCTGACCATCCTAGATTGCTAATACCTTTCTATGATGAGAAAGGCAAACTCTTTGGTTTTCAAGGTAGAGCATTCGGTAAAGAGACACCTAAGTATATCACTATCATGTTAGATAACATGCCGAAGTTATACAACCTAGACAAAGTAAATTTATCGGAAAAAGTGTATGTAACAGAGGGTCCTATTGATGCAATGTTTATAGATAATTCTATTGCAATGGCAGGTGCAGACTTACCTGTAGAGTATAGAAAGTATGATGTAACATATGTGTTTGATAATGAACCTCGCAATCCTGAAATAATCAAGAGAATGAAAAAGGTAATAGAGCAAGGTGCATCAATTTGTATCTCGCAGGACTCTATTGTTGAAAAAGATATTAATGATATGATAGTTGCAGGTTATACACAAGGTGAGATTAAGGATATTATAAGTAACAACACTTACTCTAATCTCGGAGCAATGAACAAGTTAAATGAGTGGAAGAAATGCGTATAGATGTAATAGATAATTTTATAATGCACGAAGAGGTAATAAAATACCAGAGAAAAGTAGCAGAGTTAACATGGAATGCATTTGAGAGAGATATATTTCAGCAAGATAATGTCTTGTCAGGTATGATTGCAGATTTAAATCCTGACTGGCGAGAAGAGTTTGATGACAAAATTTTAACAAAAGCACAAGAGTTAACAAATGTAGATTTATGGATAGGTCGTGCATATATGAATGCATGGA